ATATGAAAGAAGTTTTAATACAAGAGTACAACAATTTAGAACAATTAAATTTACCTTATAAACAAAATCAAAATACATTTTTTGTTAATTTTGTTCAAGGAGCTAAATTTGAGGTTATAGGTGATGTTCAAAAAACATACCTTGTTAAATTTATTGATACTAAATGGGATAAAATAATTCATGAAAGTGAAATTACTAATAATATGTGGACTAAAACCGCAATACAATATTTTGTATGGTGGCGTGTAGAAGTTTATGATAAAGAAACAGATGAATTAGTATTTGAACATAATTTTAATCCTAAAAATAGACGAGTTTACATACACTTAGATTCATCAGCTATTGGAGATACATTAGCATGGTTTCCTTATGTAGATGAATTTAGAAAAAAACACAATTGTTATGTAGTGTGTTCTACTTTTCATAATAAATGGTTTAAAGACGAATACCCCGAAATAGAGTTTGTAGAACCAAGTACTGAAGTATTTGATTTATATGCTATGTATACTATTGGATGGTATTATGATGATGATAGAAAAGTAGTTGATACTAAAATTCCTATTGAATTTAAACAACATCCTTTAGGTCAAACATCAACATCAATTTTAGGATTAGATTATTTTGAATTACGTCCTAAAATAGTATTACCTAAAAAACAAAAACAAATTGAAGGTAAATATGTTGTAATTGCTCCTCATGCTTCAGCTCATGCTAAGTATTGGAATCATCCTGATGGATGGCAAGCAGTTATTAACTATTTAAACGATAAAGGTTATAAAGTAGTAATGATTACAAGTGAAAAATTAGGAGATACTTGGCATGATTCTAAACTTGGAGGTACATTAACAGGAGTAATTAATAAAACAGGTAATTATCCTATTGAGGATAGAATGATTGATATGAAATATGCTGATGCTTTTATTGGAGTAGGTAGTGGATTATCTTGGTTAGCATGGTCAATAGGAACACCCGTAGTAATGATTTCAGGATTTAGTGAACCTTATACTGAATTTTTAGATTGTGAACGCGTATTCAATTATGATCCTAATGTATGTACAGGTTGTTTTAATAAACACTGGTTAAATCCTGGTGATTGGGAGTGGTGTCCTGAACATAAAGATACACCAAGACACTTTGAATGTACAAAAACTATAAAACCTGAGCAAGTAATTGTGTCAATTGATAAAATTCTGAATATTTATTGATAAACATATATGGCAACTTTAAATCCATCAAACGTAGTAAACGGTAATACAATTCAAGCATCTGATATTTTACAATTGTATGAGGCATTTGGTACTGGTTCACAAAATATTACTGGACTAAGTATGACTGGTAGTATAACTAATGCTAATGTAGCTACTTCTGCTACTTCTGCTTCAAAAATAACTACTGCTATTACTGGTGGGGGTAATCATTATTTAACTTTTGTTCAAGGAGCAGGCACTTTTAGTCCTAAAATTAATAATGATTTAGAATACAATCCTACTACAAATACTTTAACAGTTACCGCTTCATCAGCAACTTCTTCTTCATATGCTGTTAGTGCTTCTCATGTAAATTCATCTCAAGCAAATCAACTTATTGGGACAGCTTATAGTGCTAGTGTAGGAACTCCTAATACTAATTTTAGCTTTATTGCTGGTTTTGCTACTACAGATAGTATCCCCAACACTGCTAGTATAATAATAACACAACTTGCTGGAAAAACACTAGGAACATCAGCATTTGTAACAGCAACGGCTTCAGGAAGTATAAATAATATTACTGTAAATAGTTTAATAGGTAATACGTTAACATTTGAATCCCAAAACCCAACAACTGATTTTTATTATACAGTATTTTATATATAACAAATGACAACACAAGTTTTAACTCCCGAAGAACTTCAAAAAGTTCAAAGTTTACAATCTAAAAGAGATCAATTAACAATTGATTTTGGTTATATTGAATTTCAAATTCAAGAATTAGAACTAAAAAAAGAATCTCTTGTTAATGCTTTACTTCAATTAAAAAATGAGGAAATCCAAGTTGGTAAAGAAATTTCCGAAAAATATGGAGAAGGAAGCATTAATTTAGTTAAAGGAGAATTCACCAGTTTTAATTAATTTTGACTTTTTCTATAATATTTATTATGGAATAAAATCAATATATTTTTAGAAACATGGCAAACACATTAATATCACCTGGCGTACTCTCAATTGAAAACGATCAGTCCTTTATTACGCAACAACCTGTAACAGTAGGTGCTGCGATTATTGGTCCAACAGTTAAAGGTCCTGTAGAAGTTCCAACAATTTGTACCTCGTACACTGATTACCAAAATAAATTTGGTACTACTTTTGTAAGTGGTAGTCAACAATATTCATATTTTACTTCTATTGCTGCCTATAATTATTTCTTAAATGGTGGAGAAACTTTATTAGTAGCTAGAGTAGTATCAGGTTCATTTACCTCAGCAAATTCAACTCCTATTACTAATGGAGAATTAGCAACAACTGCTTCTGCTACTCTTGGTATAACTCCTTTTTCAGCAAGTTTTGTTTCTGTTGGTTCTAGTTCATTTAGTGTGAATGATATTGTTTTTAACTTTACAGGAGGAGCATTTGCTAACACAGCAGCACAAATTAATATTGATGCTTCTGGATTTACAACTCCAACCCAATTTGCTGCTGGAGTAGTAACTGCTTTAAATTTTAGTTCTTCAGTATCTCCTTATAATACAAGTGCTTCATTACTTCACCTTACAGCATCTAATACAGTTGCTACTTTAAATTTATTTACTAAAGCATCACAAATAGGAACTATATTTTCAGCTGATACATTAAATGCCTATACAGTTGTGTCGGCAAGTGTTACTACTAACTTTAGTGGTGCTACAAACGAAGAAGCTTTAGTATTAAAAACTATTTCTGAAGGAACTATCATGAATAGTTCTAGCTCATTAGATGCTAGTGGTTCATTAGCATCGGGTTCAGAAGATAATATTAGATTCCAAATAGCAAACAGTGATACTGCTGCTGGAACATTTAGTTTAATTATTCGTCAAGGTAATGATAATACAAATGAACAAATTGTATTAGAAACTTGGACTAACTTATCAATGGATCCTACAGCTCCAAACTATGTAGCTAGAGTAATTGGTGATCAAGTTAAAGTATATAGTTCTGTAGATGGTCCACAAATTAATGTTACTGGTGATTATCCTAATGCCTCTAGATATGTTTATGTGTCTAGCGTAGCAACACCAACACCTCTTTATTTTGATAATAATGGTATAGCTAAATCTCAATTTACCGGTTCTATTCCTACAAATAAAAACGGTTCATTTACTGGAGCTACTGGTGATTTATTTGGAGCAGGAGCTAAATTTAATAATGCTATTATTAATAGTGTTACTAATACTCAAGGTTTAACAGGTAGTGATTATAATACTATGATCGATTTATTAGCTAACCAAGATGATTATAGATTTAATGTATTAATTACTCCTGGATTATTTGCTAACCAAGCAAACATAGGTGCTTCTCAAGTAACTACTATTATTAACAACACAATGAATCGTGGTGATAATATTTATATTACTGATTTAGTGCCTTTTGGTTCAAATGTTAGTGATGCCACATCAGCAGCAAATTCTAAAAATACTTCATATGCTGCCTCGTATTGGCCTTGGGTTCAAGTAGTTGATCCTAACACAGCTCAATTAATATGGGTGCCTGCCTCAACGTTAGTAGCCGGTGTATACGCGTATAATGACAACGTAAGTGAACCTTGGTTCGCTCCGGCCGGTATTAACAGAGGTGGTTTATCTACGGTAGTAAGAGCTGAAAAGAAATTAACTCAAGCACAACGTGATACTTTATATATAAACAAAGTTAACCCAATTGCTACTTTCCCTGGAACAGGAGTTGTAGTTTACGGACAGAAAACATTACAAACCAAAGCAAGTGCTTTGGATCGTGTAAACGTTCGTCGTTTGTTGATTTCTCTTAAATCATATATCGGTCAAGTTGCTAATAACTTAGTATTCGAACAAAATACTATAGCTACACGAAATGCTTTCTTAGCTCAAGTTAACCCATTTATGGAATCAGTTCAACAACGTCAAGGTTTGTATGCTTTCAAAGTAGTAATGGACTCAAGCAACAACACCCCAGATGTAATTGATAGAAACCAATTAGTAGGACAAATTTACTTACAACCGACTAAGACTGCTGAATTCATTTACTTGAACTTCAACATCTTACCAACAGGAGTATCTTTCCCAGCATAATTTTTTAAAAACGGAATATTTATAATAAAACAAAAATAAAATAATAACATGGCAATCTTAGATCCAAACGAAATATTTTTCACCGCCTTTGAACCTAAACAGGCAAACCGATTCATTATGTATGTAGATGGTATTCCATCATATGTTATTAAAGCAATCTCAGCTGTAACTTTTGAACAAGGCGAAGTGGTTCTTAACCATATCAACGTTTATAGCAAAGTTAAAGGTAAAACCAAATGGAGTGATTTAACTATGACTTTATTTGATCCTATTACACCTTCAGGTGCTCAAGCCGTAATGGAATGGGTACGTTTACATCACGAATCAGTAACTGGTCGCGATGGTTATTCAGATTTCTATAAGAAAGACTTAACTATCG